TCTTTTACTCGACATGGATCAGATGAACCTATTCGTTTTGTTCACTTTACTTTAGGTGTTCAATACAACGCATCTGTTTGTGTTTCACCAGCAACAGAAATAATATGAAATATAGTATTCGTTTTAACAAAACAAGAGGTCTAGAAGGTCGTGGGACTTTAGATCATTGTTGGCGAGTATTTGAGGGTGAAAAAGAGTATTTGTTTAAAAACGTAAAAATAAACGTGCCAAGCCAAAGCGAAAAAGACCCTAACGGGCAAGATTGGAATTTTGTTTGTGAAGGCACAATGACCATAGATCGTGAAACATCAACTGCAATAATAGGATAAATATGGATTGGAAAATCACTAATATTGACCAAACAGATGGGTTAATTACCCATGCTGATTACTTTATTTCTTTAACTGATGGCACAAATACAGTAGAAACACAAGGAACGCACACTTTTGCTAATCCAAGCCTAAAAACACCTTTTGACGAGGTAAAAGAGCAAAATGTGATTGATTGGATTATTGAAGAAACTAGCCAAGATGGTATAAATCTTATACAATCAAACCTAGAAAAACAGCTAGTGCAAAAGGAAGCATCTTCCTTGCCTTGGGTTTTCAAGACTTTTAAACCTACTTTGGGATGAAGTTATGGCACAACCCATTGACATTGTTAGCAGAGCACTAAAAGACATTGGAGCACTAGAGGCAGGGGAAATTCCAACTCCTGAAGCAGCTCAAGACGCATACGAAATGCTCCAAGATATGTTAGATCAATGGTCTAACGAGTCTATGATGGTCTTTTACAAGACTGAGATCATTTTCCCTGTTGTACAAAACGTTACCCAGTACACCATTGGCCCTACAGGTTCAGTTCAATCTAACTTTGTAGGCTCAATTTCAGGCAATATTCTTACCATTACTTCAATCAATTCTGGTGGAATCAACACCAATATGATGCTTTCAGGTACTGGAATTGCTGCAGGAACAATGATTACAGGCTTTGGCACAGGTGCTGGAGGACAAGTCAATGAGGCAGGTACTTATTCTGTCAACATCAGCCAAACAGTAGCATCCACTACGATTACAGGATATTACAAACGACCATTAGCCATCAATTCAGCGTTTGTTAGGGTAAACACTACTTCTAATGGGGTAGCCATAACTGGTGGTGGCTTAGATTACCCTGTTTCTGTGTTGAATGTTGAAGAATATGAAATGATTGGCCTGAAAACCTTGAATGGCCCTTGGCCCAAGGCTTTGTACTACCAGCCAACTGAGGTTTTGGGTAATTTGTATGTATGGCCTAATCCAGCCCAAGGTGAGATGCACGTCTTCTGTGACAACATTTTCACCAGAAGCACAACCATGTATGACCCAATAGCCCTGCCAGAAGGCTATTTAATGGCCCTCAGATGGTGTTTGGCAGAGCGTTTGATGCCTATGTATGGCAAGGCTAGTCCAACGCAAATAGCCATGATTCAGCAGTATGCAGCACAGGGCAAGAGTACGATTAAGCGTACTAACATGAGGCCTGTAATTCTTGCACGTTATGACAATGTATTAACTTCAACCAAGACTCGTGATGCTGGTTGGATTTTGCACGGAGGCTTCATTTAGAGATTCGTTGATTTTATGGGTGGATTTGTGTATTATTAAGTTTTTAACAAAGGACTTAATATGCAAGACAAAGAAACCATAAACGCAAAAGCAAGAGAAAGTTACAGAAGAAGAAAGGAAGGACTTGTATCACCAAATGCTGGTAGGCCAGCAAATACACCAGATGTTCTTTGGAGTAAGGTGGATATTAAAGGCCCAGATGATTGTTGGGAATGGAAAGGATGGAGAAACACTAATGGATATGGGAGAACGCAAATAAATGGAATGTCCTATTATGCGCATAGAATAATTTTTGATTTGGCAAACCCAAACACAATTACTTTAGCAGGGCCAAAAAACAGAAAAGCATTTGGTTTCTTAATGCATACTTGCGATAATCCTCCTTGTTGTAATCCAAATCATTTAAAAGTAGCCGATCAAAAGGCTAACATGAAAGACAGAAAAGAAAAGGGTAGAGCAAATCTTAGAACTGGGACAAACCATCAAAGAGCTGTATTTACTAAAGAGGAAGAAACAGAAATTTTAAGGTTGAGAAAAGAATTCGGTTACACAATCAAAGAACTATCAATCAGATTTGGAAAGAATTTATCAACCATGAAAACTATGATTAGAAGAAATAGAGAGGCTTTTAATGTCTAGCACTACTTTTACAGATGGAGTAACAGTCATTAGGTCTTCATGGCTTAATGATGTTAATGGCACGACTTACAATGGTACGTTTCCTAACAATGCTGTTACTTTTAACAACCTGACTTGGAATGGCATTACAGTAACTCCTCCTAGTGGTGGAACAACTACGTTTTTGAGAAATGATGGAACGTGGCAAACACCGGGGGGTTCTGGCATTGGCACAGTCACATCCATCACTTTTACATCTGGTCAATTAACTGGTGGAACAATCACTTCCACAGGCACAGTAGGCCTTGCAACCACTTCAGTAACTGCTGGCTCGTATACCTCTGCAAACATCACAGTAGATGCTTATGGACGTATTACAGCAGCAGCAAATGGCTCTGGTGGTGGTTCTACACCTACATTGCAACAAGTAGCTACTGCAGGTAATACATATACTGGTGGCATTGTTACATCAAACACATCTACTTTCCAAGGTGTGTTGATTGGTGCTTCTTCATCAGGCCCTACTGGTACTGCTTATGGCATTGAAACAACCACTTCAGTTATTGGAATTGGTAACTCAACATCACAAGTTTATTTGTATGGAAGTTCATTAGTACCACAAACTAGCACAACGTATGGTTTAGGCTCATCTGCTTACCAATGGGGTAGCTTGTATTTGTCAGGCACATTTAATTGGAATGGTTATGGTATTACTGCCCCATCAGGCTCTACATCAACATTCTTGAGAAACGATGGAACTTGGGCTTCTGTTTCATCAAGTACACCTAACTTACAGCAAGTTTGTAACGTTTACAACATTACAACCACAAACGCTAGTTTTGCAGGTACACAGATTGGTGCAACATCTTCAGGGCCTACAGGTACTGTGTATGGAATTGCTAACCCATCTTCTTCAATCATTGGGTTTGGTAACTCAACATCAAACATTTACTTGTACACGACTGGTGGGACTACAAACCTGATACCCGGATCAGCAGCAGGAGGCTCATCTGCTGTTGGCTTGGGTTCTAATTCTTACCCATTCCAAAGTATCACAGTTTGTAATTCTGGAACTGCTGCAGCTTTTAGTAGCTCACCTACAACTGTTTACATTGAATCAAGTACAAATGCTTTAGGTGCTTACTTAACTGCATCTTCTAGCCTGTCTTTGACTGCTTATGCTTCTTTGTTGGCTAACTACTCAGGAAACTACCATTTCAGTTTCTTCACAGGTTCACCAAGTTCTTATACAGTTGCTGGTACGATTTCTTCACCCACTAGCACATCTGTTAACTATGGAACAACTTCTGACAGAAGGCTAAAAACCAACATTCAGAACTATGCCAATAGTGGTGCAATCATTGATGCTTTGCAACCAAGGTCATTTAACTGGGTAGGTTCTGGTGTAGCTGATGTTGGCTTTATTGCTGATGAAGTTCAAGCAGTTGTTGCAGGAGCTGTTGTAGGCCAAGCCAATGCTGTGGATTCAAATGGCAAGCCTGTATACCAAATGGTTGACTTGTCAGCACCTGAAATGATGGCTAACATTGTTGCAGAGCTAAAGTCCATTCGTGCTCGTCTTCATGCTGCTAACCTTTAAGGAATAAAAATGCCTGAAATGGGTTTTGTTGGGCCATCCTATGCAGCTCCTTCGATCTACCAAGACGATCAGGAGTGCATTAACTTTAGGCCTGAAATTGACCCATTAAAGCAAGCAGGACAAAGGGGTGTGGTGGCCTTGTACCCAACACCCGGACTTTCTCTTTTTAGCACCTTGCCAGCCAACGCAGAAGTCAGGGGTATGCGTACCCTTTCTGGTGGCAAGTACATGGTTGTTGTCTGTGGCTCTTATGTATATTACCTTGACTCAACAGGTGCTTATACCCAGATTGGGCAACTATTAACCACAACTGGCAGGGTAGGCATAGCTGACAATGGCCTTCAGGTAATGATTACTGATGGGGCTAATAGGTATTCTTGGTACATTTCCACTACCTTGACTGGTAGTTTTAATGGTGTAATTTCTGGCAACCAAGTTAACGTTGTTTCCATTATTTCAGGCTCACTTTATGTAGGTCAAGCAATTACTGGTACAGGTGTTCCTGCTAACACAATCATTACTGGTTCTTCAAATACTGCTAATGGCACAGGTGTTTATGGCCTTAACAATTCTGTTAGCAATGGCACATTAACTGGAATTACCCTTAATGCTGCAGGAACTGGCTACACAGCTCCTCCATCAGTTCAGGTATCTAGCCCCATCATTGGTGAAGTAGCTACAGTTACTTGGAACTCGATTACAGTTGTTTCATCAACATTGGGTTCTGGGGGCACAGGATACACAGTAGGAGACGTTTTAACAGGTTTTGGTGGTGCATATACTACTGCTTGCCAAATCAAGGTTCTGACTGTTTCTAGTGGTGTTATTGCTACCTTTCAGGTTATTGTGAATGGTGTGTACCAGACTGCACCCACAAGCCCTGTAACTTTCCTTGGTGGTACAGGCAAAGGTGCAACAGTTACCTTGACGTTTGGCCTTAACAACGATTACACCATCACAAATGCAGGTTCTTTTTACACATCAACACCTATTTTGTATGTGTCAGGAACAGGCACAGGTGCATTGTTAGTAGCCCAATACAGCCCATTAGGTAATCAACAGGTATTTACCACTAACAACTTTACAGTAATGCCAGCCAATGATGGTGCTTTTACTGGTGCTGATGTGGTAGACGTGGTGGACAATTACTTTGTCTATAACAGGCCAAACACGCAACAATTTGCAGCATCTGTTTTGCTACAAACGCAGACTAGCCCTTTGTCGTTTTCAAGCAAAGATGGTGCTCCTGATAACTTGGTTTCCCTTATTGTTGACCATAGAGAAGTTTATTTGCTTGGTGAAGTAAGTTCTGAAGTATGGGTGGATGTGGGTAGTTTCCCATTTCCTCTGCAAAGGATACCGGGGACTAACACCCAACATGGCATCATAGCCAAGTTCTCAATTGCTAGGGTAGGCAACAGTTTTGCTTACCTTTCTCGCAACCAACGAGGCCAAGGCCAAATAGTAATGATGAATGGCTACGTTCCTACTAGGATAAGTACCCATGCAGTTGAAAACACCCTTGTTAACCAAAAGATTGATGATGCAGTTGCTTGGACTTACCAACTAGAAGGCCATGAGTGCTACGTTATTAGCTTTCCAAGCCTAGACATTACATGGGTTTATGACGTAACCACTACCATGTGGCATAAATGGCTTTGGGTGGATAACTACAATGTTTACCATAGACATCGTGGTAATTGCTCCGCGGTCTTTAATGGCTATGTTTACGTTGGTGATTGGCAAAATGGCAACATTTACAAGCTAGACCCCAACAATTACACAGACAATGGTCAAGAAGTCAGAAGGCTAAGACGAGCACCACACTTGGTAACTGACTTGCAGAGGCAGTATTTTGACGAATTGCAGATTCAGTTTCAGCCAGCAGTAGGCCTAAATCCAACTGCATCTACAACAACCACTTCAGCAGTAGCTGGTGTAGCCATAGCAGGTTTAGCAGTAGCAGGTAATACTGGTGTAACCACTTCCAATACTGCTGGTGTAAACCCTCAAGCCATGTTAAGGTGGTCATCTGATGGTGGCTCTACTTGGTCAAATGAACATTGGGTTTCCATTGGCAAGCAAGGCAAGTATAAGAATCGTGCCATTTGGAGACGTTTAGGGTGGTCTAGAGACAGAGTTTTTGAGGTAGTGGTGAGTGACCCAGTATTTGCCACAATCGTGTCTAGCAACCTTAAATCAACTGTAGGGGAAAATTGATGCCAAGCATTTATGGTTCTCCTCAGAACAACCCATACCCACAAAGTGAGTTTTTGGATGCTTCTAGCAAAAGGCCTACAAGACCTTGGCAGCAGTTTTTTATTAACTTGCTTAACTTTAGTGCAACAAGTACAACTCCAGCCCTTCCTAGTCAGCCAAAAGGCTATATGCAAGTGACTGTGAATGGCAAACAATATAAAGTTCCATACTATGACCTTCCTTGAAGAAATCAAAGTTCCTACTAGGGAGCAAATAGAGGCACTTGAATCAGAAATGAAGAAAATGCCACAAGCTGAAATGGTTACAGAAAACTATTTTAGTGATGGTATGTATTGCAGAAAATTGATTAGGCCAGCAGGTACATTGATTGTTGGTAAGGTACACAAAAAAGATCATTTTTTTATGTGTGTCAAAGGTGAAATCATTGCTTGGTCAGAAAAAGGCATGATTAAATTAAGTGCTGGAGATATAATTCAAAGCAAAAGTGGAACAAAAAGAGTTACTTTGGCATTGACAGATGCTATTGGGTTAACAGTTCATCGTACTGAAAAAACTGATTTAAATGAAATAGAAGCTGAATTGATTGAAGAAGACGATACAGCTCTATTTGACGCATCTAATAAGCTCAAAGATTGGGCTTTAGAAATGCAAAACAATTTAGTGAAGGGGATATTATGAGTTGGGTAGCTGCTGCAATCGTAGGTAGTTCGTTAATTAGTGCGAATGCTGCAAAGTCAGCAGCATCAACGCAAGCCAATGCTGCAACGCAAGGCCAACAACAACTACAACAAAACTTTCAAAACTTAGCACCTAATTACAACCCTTACATTCAAACAGGGCAAACAGGGCTAAACCAACTGAATGCTGAAACAGGATATTTAACTACTCCTACTCAGACATATCAGCCAATGGGTCAGGCCCAATTTAATGCTAACTTAGCCCCAAATTACCAGTTCCAATTAAGTCAAGGACAAGGAGCACTCAATGCTGCTAACAATGCTACTGGTGGTTTGGTTGGTGGAAATGCTCTCAAAGGACTAGAAGATTACACCCAAAATTATGCTTCTGGTGCTTACCAAAATGCTCTTAACAATTACATGGGTCAACAAAGCCAACAATTCAACCAAGGGCAAGCCCAACAAACAAACATCTACAATCGTTTAGCAGGTATTGCAGGAATTGGTCAAAATGCTGTTACAGGGCTTTCTAACCTTTCTACTGGCAATGCTACTAACATTACTAACTTGGGTGTTGGTGCAGCTAACGCAACA